CGAGCGAGGTCGGCGCGCGTGAGCGGCTTGGCGTGCAGGACGGTGACCATCTCGAAGATGCGGTCGATGGTGACGGCGGTGTCGCTCTTCACAGGCGCACCTCCGTTCCGCCGTGCAGCGCGAGGAAAGCGTCCTCGGCCTGCGCGAGTTCCTCGACGACGGCGTCGAACGCCGGCGTGTTGTCGTAGTCGGCATGGTTGAACGCCTGATGCGCGCGAACCAGGCGGCTCGCGGACGGCGTGGCAAGCTGCTCGGCGGCGGTGAGCAGGACGTCGCGGTGTCGGTTGCGGATCACGGGGTTCTCGAGTCCACGGTTGACGGTCATCACCTGCATGGCTGTCTCCTCTGCTGTCCGTCAATGTCTGGCAACGTGCCGTTCATTGACAGGGGCAAGTTATGCAGTCGTATATCGGCTGTCAAGACGCAGACCTTCAAGAATCTTGAAGATTATTTTCCGAATCTCGGATACGCCGTAACCCGTGGTAGGGTCAGGCGGTGGGCAAGACCAGCAAGCCCGTGCGCCGCGCGAAGCCGAATGCCGGCACGGTCGCCGCGCCATCGTGGACGGTCACCCACCACGGGAAGAACATCCACATCGTCGACTGCGTCGGCGACAACTTCCGGTCGTGGGAGCAATGGATTCTCCTGCGCTCGGACGCGCACACCGACAACAAGAAGTGCGACCGCGACCTCGAGGAGAAGCACCTGCGCGAGGCCGTTGAGCGCGGCGCGATCATCTGCGATCTTGGAGATTGCCTCGATCTTATGCAGGGTTCCGCCGATAGGCGGCAATGCAAGTCGCAGCTCCGCAGTTCGCACGCCGCCGCCGCGTACTTCGACGCCGTTATCGACGAGGTCAGCGAACGCTATGCGCCCTACGCGCAGAACTGGGCGTTCATGGGCGCCGGCAATCACGAAACGGCCTGGCTCAAGCACCATGAGGTCTGCCCAACTACCCACCTCGTCCGCGCCATCAAGTCGCGCAACCCGCTCTCGCAGATCGGTGCCGGCGGTTACGGCGGCTGGTTCAAGCTGCGCGTCAGCGTCAACAACTGCAAGCTCACCTGGACGATGCGATACCACCACGGTTCTGGCGGCGGCGCACCGATGTCGATGGGCGTCCTTGACAGCCGGCGAATGATGTCGTGGCTCGAGGGCGTCGACTGCATCGCGGTCGGCCACAACCATCACTCCAACATCGTCGGCGTCGCTCGCGAGTACCTCGAGACGCGCAACGGCGTGTACGAGATCCGAAACCGCCATTGCGACTTCGTCCGCTGCGGCACCTACAAGCAGGATTGGGGCGACGGCTCGGGCGGGTGGATCGTCGAGAAGGGGCCGGGGCCGACGAGCCTGCGCGCAAAATGGATTCGGTTGTTCATACGATGGGAGACGGAGAACGACCAGCACGGCGGTCGCTCTCGAGGTCACCCGCGCATCGCGTGGGACATCATGGACGCACACTAGCCGTTTCAGAAGGACAGACATGCCGACGCCAGCAAAGGGCAAGCGATTCGTCAAGGTCGTGCGGAACCCGGAGACGGGACGCACGCGCAAGGTTTCCTACGGACAGGCCGGCAAGGCGAAGGGCGGCGGCGACCGCATCAAGCCCGGAACCGCGAAGGGCGACGCCTACTGCGCGCGCAGCTTCGCGCAGATGAAGGCTCACCCGGCTGCGGCGAAGAACCCGAACAGTCCGCTGCGACTGTCCCGCGCGAAGTGGAAGTGCAGCGGCAAGACCTCGAGAGGATGACCATCATGGCGAAGAAAGCAGCAAAGCGCGGCCTGTACGCGAACATCAACGCACGACGCAAGGCCGGCACCAGCAGGTCGAAGTCCAAGTCCACCGTCAGTCCCGCCGCGTTCGCGGCCATGCGTCGCGGCTTCAAGTGAGCCGACCATGCGCGTCCGACTCGGCGGCAGGTACTGGGAGCTGCGGTTCGTGCCGAACCTTCGCAACGACGGCGAGGTCGATTTCGGCATGAACCTGGAGTCGCGCATCATCCGCGTGCGGCTCGGGCAATCGGCCGAGGACATGCTCGACACGATTGTCCACGAAGCCCTGCACGCCTCGCGCCCGGAGCTTGACGAGGACGCGGTGACGAAGACCGCGAACGACGTCAGCCGGCTTCTGTATCGCCTGGGCTACAGGCGTCAGTCGAGCCAGTAGACCTCTTCACCACGGCGGTAGTGCCTGAAGTCCTCGGAACCCTTCGAGAACTTCGTGAAGTGCCTGTCGAGGTACTGCACGTGGTTGTTCGGGAGCAGCATGAACTGCCCGTCGCCGCGCTCGATGAGGTTCAGCGGCTTGTGTTCCTGCGGGTAGCGGCTGAACCCGTCCGACCAGTCGAACGTCAGCCCGGTGTGCCGGCCGGTGAATCCGTCGTTGCGGTTCACGCCCATGCACAGCAGCCCCTCGAGGTAGGTCAGATGCACGACCTCAAGGTGTTCGCCCATGCCGCCCCAGGGCTGGAGCGAGTCGATGCCGTTGCCAAACGTCATCAAGGTGGACATCAGATGCAGCGGCACGCCGCACCAGTTCGCGCCGCTCTCGAGCAGCACGTGCGCGAGCATTGCCTGTCCCGGCCGGCAGTACGCCGCGTGCCAGATGCCGCGCGTCGTTCCCTTCGGCATGTTCGGCCCGAGCGCCGAGTTGCAGACGTTGACGTACAGGTGATACGGGAGAGAAGCGTGGCGTGGCATCGTGCGCGTATACTACGCTCGCGAGGACGCGGGTCTGCGGCAGTCGACGCCAACCACCCGCACGGGCGCGCCCTGAAGGCCGCGAGGTACGCCGGCGCGACGATCACCCGTTGGGGTAGCAACAACCTTTCGCCGGGGACAGGCGGCGCGAAGCGCCGCTGTGTCCCATGTTGCACCGTGTTGCATGCGTGATGCAACCTCGCCGCATGGAGCGAAAGTGCTACAGATCCTCACAAATGTAGCGGGGCGATGAACTCAAGCGACCGGGCGTCGATGAGGAACGAACTTCGGGCGTTTCCGGATCGGTCATCCTCGCGCCGGCGGTAGCGGTGTTCGACCGCGCCGCTCGTCACCATGCTGGCAAGACGGCCGAACGGCGAGCGAAAGACGGCCGACAGCGGCTTGACATGAACATCACGCCACGACAGCATTTGCCAGTTGATCCAGAAGTACACGACGAGGTCTGGGTACAGCTCGCGGTATCGCTCGTAGTCCTTGCGGTTGAACGTCACGGTGAATCGTGGATTCATGCCGTACTTGCGAGCGGAGAAGAACGGCGTCGTCTGCGCCTTCAGGTCAGCGAGGCAGTCGTTGACGATGAGGTCGGGCGCGTAGACGTTCGTGGCCTTGTCCGGGTTGATTCGCGCGCGAAGCCCGATCCTCGCGCAGTTGTCAACGAACGCGACCTCGATCTGCTGCCCGTGCTTGCACCACCAGCGTTTGTCCTCGGTGTCGTGCATGTTTGATCCGCGACGAAACGCGCCCTGCGGCACGAAGCCAGCAGGGCGCGCATCCGGGGGCAAAGGTGGGAGCCGTCCGTGGCTACCCGTAGCGGCGCGCGGCGAACAGGAAACAATCCTGGGCATCTCGCCAACGCGCCGAACGAGATGGTATACTGATCGCAGAGCGGGTGCAACTGCTCAACATCCCAAAGGCCGGCGGTGGGGTAGGTGCGCTGCACCCGCTCCCTGCCCCACCCCGGTCGTTTCGAGGTATCGCATGGCAACGAACTATCCGTGGTTCCCCTTCTACGCAGCCGATTGGACGCTGTCGGTGATCGGGATGAACGCAACCCAGCGCGGGATCTACATCTCGCTGCTGGCCTACCAATGGGCGAACGGGCATGCACCCGCAATGCGCGAGCAATGCGCGCGCATAGCGGGCGCAGAGCAGATGCAGGACGCAGACTGGGACGCCGTGCGAGCGAAGTTTGCGCTCGTTGACAGCGACCGAATGGTGAACGCGCGGCTTGAGGAATGCCGTGGAATCTGTAAGTCCCGCTCCGACAACGCGAAACGCGCGGCGGCAGCGTCGTGGCAGAAGCGCGCGCAAAGCGCGAGCAATGCCGGAGCAGATGCTCCCGCAGATGCGGAGACAGATGCGACCGCAATGCGACCGCATATGCGCGAGCAAAGCGCGAGCAATGCTAGTCACAGTCATAGTCAGATACCAATCCCCCCTAAAGCCCCCCCTTCAAAGGGGGGGCAGCGCCTGCGGCGCAGGGATCTTGACAAGGCAGCAGCCGATCCGAACTGGATTCCGTTCTGACGAACCGAGCGAAGGGAACACCGATGACCGACGAAATCACCTGGCCGACCAACAAGCGACTCATGGCATCCCTGTGGCCGAAGTGGCGACCGACCGACGAGCAGGCCCGACTCCTGAACGACCGATGGGGACTGCTGCACCAGGACACCCTGCGAAAGTGCATCGAGGACAACGCCATGCAGTCGCGCCGAGAGCCGTCCGTGTCGGCGATCAACCGCGCGTACTGCAAGCTCACCGCCCCGCTCGTCGGCGCGTCGACGTCGACGCACGACACCGAGCGAACCCGGCGCGATGCCGCCTACGTGCAGCCGCTGACCGACGCCGAGGTCGCCGACTGGGAGGCGTGGGCAGAAGAAGTCCTCGCCACCGCGACGCCTGCGGAGATCGACGCCGTGCGCCAGCGCATGCCCGTGGGCGAGTCGCGCCGCGTCCTTGCGGTCGCCGTCGACTACTGCCGCAGAAATCCCGAGAGATGGCCCACCCCTCGGTAAACTGCGGTGCATGGGCAAGCGTCGACGAAAGCAGCCGGCATCCATTCTCCTCGCCGGCCTCGACGACTGCCTGCTCGGCAAGTTGTTCCCGCTCCCAAACGACGAGCATGGCGTCCCGGTCGCCGTCTACAGCGGGGACATGATCGCCGCCCGTCTGCGAGACGACGAGAACATGTCAATGCCCGACGCACGTGCGTTCGTGACGGACAACATCGAGCAGAACTTCCTCGGCCCAGGCACCGCTCGCGTGGTATGGGCGGCAACAAGCGAAGATTTCGGGCAGCTCGTCGACCCCGATTGATATGCTCCCGCATATGCATATCCGTTCGTATGACGATTTCAAGACGGCGGTGACCGAGGAGGTCGCCTCCCAGGGCATGACCCGCAGCGGACTCGCCCGTCAGCTCGAGGCCGCCGGCCTACTCCGCGCACACACCGTCCGATGCCTGCTCGGTTCTCCCGGCACCGTCATCGGTCGCCGAAAGCCGGCGTTCGACTCGGTGTTGACAATCGCCAACGCCGCCGGATTCGACCTCGTCCTCCAGCGCAGGAGCTAACCCATTGCCAAGCAAGTCAACAAAGCAACGTCGATTCATGGCAGCGGCCGCCCACAGCAGCGCCTTCGCCAAGCGCGCGGGAATCTCCCAGAAGGTCGCCCGAGAGTTCAACCGTGCCGACACCCGCCGGAAGGCACGGAAGCGATCCTGATGCCTTCTAGCCCCCCTGCTGGGCAAACCAAGATGGTCGCCGTGAACGAGAACGGCAGACGAATCGGGGAGGGACACCACAATGCCACGATCACGGACGAAACCGTCAACGCCATCCGCGAACTCCACGAAGACCACGGCATCGGCTACCGACGCCTCGCAAGGCAGTTCGGACTCCACGTTGAAACCGTCAAGAAAATCTGCCGCTACCAGCGCAGGGCAGCAACCCCCAAAGCATGGAAGCGCGTGGAGCAGGGAAGACCGAACGCGACTTCTTGACGAACTGGTCGCGTGGATCGGGGAAGGCAAGCCCCTGCGAGAATGGTGCAGGATCGCCGGAAACCCACCGTGGCGAACGATTTACGAGTGGCTCGAGGAGGATGAGGAAACGTCCGCACGCATCGCGCGCGCGCGCGAGGATGGACACGACGCGCTGGCCGAGCAATGCCAGGTGCTGTCGGACACCCCGCCACGCGATGCCGTCGAGGTGCAATGGCGCAAGCTCCAGATCGAGACGCGCCTGAAGCTGCTCGCGAAGTGGAACCCGCGCAAGTACGGCGACCGGGTCGGCGTCGACCACGCCGGCGGCGTCAGCATCGTCCTGAAGACCAACGTCCCCGATGCCGAAGACGGACATTGAACTCACGTATGCGCCTCGAGCGTGGCAGCGCGAGTGCCACCTCCTGAAGCGGCGGTTCACCGTCCTGGTGCTGCACCGCCGCGCCGGCAAGACCGAGCTGGCGATCATGGAACTCATCAACCGCGCTGTCAAGTGCAGCCGGGAACTGGGGTTCTTCGTGTACGTCGCGCCGTTCCTGAAGCAGGCGAAGGCCATCGCGTGGGCGCGACTGAAGGACAAGCTCGGCCCCCTGCGCGCGACCGGGGCGGTCGATGTCAACGAGGTTGATCTCGCCGTGACGTTCAAGCACAACGGCGCGATGATCCGCCTGTTCGGTGGCGACAACCCCGACGCCCTGCGCGGCATCCGCCTCGACGGTGCGGTCATTGACGAGGTCGCCCAGATCAAGCCCGAGGTATGGACGGAGATCGTGCAGCCGGCGCTCGCCGACCGCAAGGGATGGGCGCTGTTCATCGGCACACCCGCCGGAATGAACCTGTTCGCCGAGCTGTACTACAAGGCCGGGAACCTCGAGGATTGGGTGGCGAAACGGTACACCGTCAACGACACCGACGCGCTCGACCCAGACGAGGTCGCTCGCCTGAAGCGCGACATGTCACCGGAGGCGTTCGCTCGCGAGTTCCTGTGCGACTTCAGCGCGGCAGGCGACGACCAGCTCATCTCGCTCGCCGACGCCGAGGCCGCCTCCGAGCGCGAGTACCCGGACGGAGACGTCATCGACTCCCCGCTGGTGATCGGCGTCGACCCCGCCCGGTTCGGCGACGACCGCAGCGTCATCATGCTGCGGCAGGGGCTGCGCGCCGAGGAGCCGATCATCCGGCACGGCATTGACAACATGAGCCTCGCGAGCCTGGTCGCCAACGTCATCGAGGATCGCGACCCCGACGCGGTGTTCATCGACGCAGGCGCTGGTGCCGGCGTGATCGACCGACTGCGGCAGCTCGGGTACGACGTCACCGAGGTCGCGTTCGGCGGCAAGGCGACCTACCCGAACCTGTTCGTCAACAAGCGCACCGAGATGTGGTGGGCTGTCAAGGAGTGGCTCGAGGCCGGCGGATCGATCCCCGACGAGTCGACGCTGAAGGTCGAGCTGTCGACGCCGACCTACTCCTACGACACGGTCGGACGCCGCGTCCTCGAGTCGAAGGACGAGATCAAGAAGCGCCTGCAAGGCGGCGGCTCGCCAGACATCGCCGACGCGCTCGCGCTCACGTTCTCGTTCGCCGTCAGCAAGCAGCTTCCGCGCGAGGTGCGCGACCGCATCACGAAGCGCGGCAGCGACTACGACCCATACGAACGGGAACCGTAATCGCATCATGGAGGAATAGAGTCATGGTCAGGCAGGCAACCGAACAGGACGTCGACCAATTGACCGCAATGGCACGCGAGTTCATCGGCTACAGCGCGTATGGCACGATGATCGCGCCAGCCGACGATGACATACGCACGGGCATCATCTCCGTGATCCGATCCGGCGTGATGTTCGTCGCCGAGGTCGAGGGCAAGCTGGTCGGCGTCATCGCGGGGATCATCGCTCCGATGTGGTTCGCGCCGAGCATTTCGTGCGCCGTCGAACTCGCCTGGTGGGTTGACCCGGCGCACCGCATGACGCGCATCCCTTTCCGCCTGATCGCGGCGCTCGAGGAATGGGCAAGGGAATCGGGCGCGAGGCTCCTGTGCATGAGCGAACTCGTCATCAACGGCGAGACGCCAATCGCGAGGATGCTGTCGCGCATGGGATACGTCAACACCGAACGCTCTCACGTGAAGGAAATCTGACATGGCAGCAATCTCGACCATCATCGCCGGAATCGCTACGGGCATCGCGGCCGCCGGCACGGGCTATGCCATCGCCGCCGGCGAGCGCGGTGCCTCCGCGCAGGAGAAGGCGATGAAGCAGCAGCAGCAGGCGCAGACGGAGGCGGCCGCGCAGGCTCGCAGCCAGCAGCGGCAGTCGGAGATCGCGATGTCCGCCGCGAACCGCCGCAAGCCGAACATCGCCGCCATCATGGACAACGCCGCCGAGGGAAGCATGGGCGGCCCGTCCGGAACCATGCTGACCGGGCCGATGGGCGTGAACCCGCAGGATCTCCAGCTCGGGCGCTCGTCGCTCCTCGGAGGCTGATCTATGAGCCAGTACACCGGAGACAACTCCTCGTATCCCGATGCTCCCACGCGGGATCGGCTGTTTACCCGGTGGGGCCAGCTCAAGAGCGAGCGCGCTTCGTGGCTCGCGCATTGGCAGGAGATCACCTCCTACCTGCTCCCGCGCAACGGGCGCTACTTCCGCCAGGATCGCGACAAGGGGTGGCGTCGCCACAACGCGATCTACGACAACACCGGGACGCGCGCGCTTCGCACCCTCGGCGCGGGGCTGATGTCGGGCGCGACCTCGCCGGCGCGGCAATGGTTCCGGCTCGCGACGCCCGACCCGGAGCTGAACTCGTACCAGCCCGTCAAGCTCTGGCTCGACGACGTCACCAAGCGCATGCAGCGCGTGTTCCAGAAGTCGAACACCTACCGCTCGCTGCACCTGATGTACGAGGAACTCGGCGCGTTCGGCACGGGCGCGAGCATCGTGCTGCCCGACTTCGAGCAGGTCATCCACCACTACCCGCTCACGACGGGCGAATACTGCATCTCGACCGACGCGCAGGGGCGAGTCTGCACCCTGTACCGCGAGTTCGAGATGACCGTCTCGCAGATCGTCAAGGAGTTCGGCCTCGAGAAGTGCAGCGTGTCGGTGCAGAACATGTACCGCACGGGCAACCTCGACCAATGGGTGCCGGTCATCCACGCCATCGAGCCTCGCGCCGACCGCGACATGTCAAAGCGCGACGGCAAGAACATGCCGTTCGGGTCGTGGTACTTCGAGGTCGGCGGCGAGGACGGCGTGTTCCTGCGCGAGAGCGGGTTCATGCAGTTCCCCGCCGTCTGCCCCCGCTGGTCGGTGGTCGGCGGCGACATCTACGGCAACAGCCCCGGCATGGAGGCGCTCGGCGACATCAAGCAGCTCCAGCACGAGCAGCTCCGCAAGGCGCAGGCCATCGACTACCAGACCAAGCCGCCGCTCCAGGTGTCGGCCGGCATGAAGAACCGGGACGTCGACACGCTCCCCGGCGGGATCACGTTCGTCGACGGCGCGTCGCAGGGAATCCGCAGCGCGTTCGAGGTGAACCTCAACCTGAACTACCTGCTCCAGGACATTCAGGACGTCCGCGAGCGCGTCCGTGGCGCGTTCTACGCCGACCTGTTCCTGATGCTGGCGACGCAGCCGAACACCCGCATGACCGCGACCGAGGTCGCCGAGCGCCATGAGG